CCGTAAAAAAGAATTAAAACAAGTAAATATATAAATAACAAGTAATTAACAAATAACAATTAAACAATGGCAACAACTTATGTAGTAATTAACTTATCTGATACAAACGCTGTTTTGTTCAGTCAAGTAAACCAATCTTCTGCTCAAACAATGAGAAGAAACGTGGCTAATACGCAAGGTGTTTTGTCTTTCCAGGTAGAGCCTAGCTTTATTACAAACGGTTCGTTGACGCCTGTTGGGACTTACACTCACGAGGAAATACTAGTTTTACTAGCTACTCCAGAGTGGACACCTGCAGATCCTGAATAAGGATATACAAACAACAATTAAATTTAATCAAATGAAAATAAAAGAAGAAGAATTAAAATTAATTCAAGAACAGCAAAAAAAGCTTAATGAATTAGTCCATAACATTGGTTTATTAGAAAGCCAAAAGCATGGATTATTGCATGAAATAGCTGGTGTTAATAAAGAGATCGAAGACTATAAGGAAGTATTAGAAGCTGAATACGGCGCTATTAATATTGATCTTGAAGATGGCTCTTATACTAAGATAGAAGAAAATGTCGAAAGTAATAAGGAAGATTAGTATAGGTTCTGATTACAAGAACGATGCAATGCATTATTCAACTGGTCAGGAAGTATACGGTGGACATACTATTAGCGATATTCTTTTTGAAGACCAAGACCAATCATATAATATTTTTATAACTAAAAATAATGAGGTCTTACCTTGGAAAAAGTTTAATGCTAATATGGCTATATCTGTAGAGTATGATCTTAAGTACTAGTGCAAAGCTTGTATTATTTTATTGTCAAACCATTAAATGATAGGTATGACAATACAAGAAGAATTGCTGGTACTGATCTTATTATCAACAGCGGCATTGAAGATCATAGATTTATTAGTAAAAAAGCTGTAGTAGTTTCAACTCCTGCAGCTTATAATACTAAAATAAATATAGGAGATGAATTATATATTCATCATAATATATTTAGAAGATGGTATGATCAAAGAGGCAAAGAACGAAATAGTTCAACTCATTTCAAAGATGATCTTTATTTTGTTGCGCCTGAGCAAATCTATATGTATAATTTAAAAACACATTTAGACTATTGCTTTGTAAAACCACTAAAAAACCAAAGTGTTTTAGAGAATAGAAAAGAACAACCTAATATTGGAATAGTAAAATATTCTAATAAGTCCTTAGAAGCTCTAGAAATCACATCTGGGACACTTATTACGTTTACACCTAACTCTGAGTTTGAGTTTATTATAGAAGGTGAACGACTTTATTGTATGAAATCTAATGATATAGCTTTAGCTCATGAATACCAAGGAAACGAAGAAGAAAATAATCCAAGCTGGGCAAAGGGCAGTTGAGGAACTTATTAAGGTAGCAAAAGAAAAGATTGTTGACTCAGACGATGATGTAAGCGCTGATAGATTAAAAAATGCTGCCGCAACTAAAAAACTAGCTATATTTGATGCTTTTGAAATACTTAATCGTATTCAGCAGGAAGAAGATATGCTAAATGAAAAACCTAAAGAAGTAAAAGAACAAAAAACTTTTAAAGGTTTTGCAGAAGGGAGAAGTAAGTGAGTTACGAACAAACCCTTTGGAAAGAAATTAAGGACGTTGTAAATCCTAAGATATTAGCTAAAAACAATAGATTTAAAAAATGGGATTATGGTTATAATTCTGATTATGATTTTATAGTAATAAGTAAAACAGGTAAAATTGGACAAATCATTGAAATACAGAATCTCAGGATTGCTTTACCAGCAGCAGATGAACCGTTTAAACGAAGTGAAAAAAAAGCGGAGCAATACTGGGAAAAGCAAGAATACCCAAAAGAATTAAGTATAATTAAAAGTAGATTTGATTGGGAAGAATACCCAGCTGAATTTAAAGAAAAATGGTACGATTATATTGATGATGAATTTACTAGACGGGAACAAGGATATTGCTTTTATAACAACGGCACTCCTACTTACATTACTGGCACTCATTACATGTACTTGCAATGGTCAAAGATCGATATTGGAGCACCAGACTTTAGAGAAGCAAATAGACTCTTCTTTATATTTTGGGAAGCATGCAAAGCAGATGCAAGATGTTACGGTATGTGCTACCTCAAAAACAGAAGATCTGGATTCTCTTTTATGTCAAGCGCAGAACTTGTCAACCAGGCTACAATATCTTCCGATGCTAGGTTTGGAATACTTTCCAAATCTGGAGCAGATGCCAAAAAAATGTTTACAGATAAAGTTGTCCCAATATCCGTTAATTATCCGTTTTTCTTCAAACCAATTCAAGACGGTATGGACAGGCCGAAGACTGAGCTGGCATATAGGGTTCCGGCATCCAAACTTACTAGAAGAAAGCTTGAGTCGAATGAGCAACTTAGAGAACTAGAAGGACTTGATACAACTATTGACTGGAAAAATACAGGTGATAACTCTTACGATGGTGAAAAACTAAAGCTATTAGCTCATGATGAAAGTGGTAAATGGGAAAGACCTGATAATATATTAAATAACTGGAGAGTTACAAAAACTACATTACGTCTAGGATCTAGAGTTGTAGGTAAATGTATGATGGGCTCAACTTCAAATGCTTTAGATAAAGGTGGAGACAACTTTAAAAAATTATACTACGCTTCAGACGTTACTAAAAGAAATAGAAACGGACAAACATCTTCTGGGCTCTATAGCTTGTTCATTCCTATGGAATGGAACTACGAAGGATTCATCGATACTTATGGATTACCTGTCTTCGTTAGAAGCAAAGCTCCAGTCAAAGGAGTTGATGGCTTTGAAATTACAACAGGAGTTATCGAGCACTGGGAAAACGAAGTCGACGGTTTAAGAGAAGATCCAGATGGTTTAAACGAATACTATAGACAGTTTCCAAGAACAGAAGCACATGCTTTCAGAGATGAAACAAAAGATAGTTTATTTAACCTAACTAAAATATACGAACAAATTGATTTTAATGCTGAGCTTAATAATTCAGCAGCTGTTACAACAGGTAGCTTTCAATGGGAAAATGGTATTAAAGATACTAGAGTTATATTTACACCAAATAGATCAGGTAGGTTCCAGATAAGCTGGGTACCACCTAAAAGTCTTCAAAATCGAGTGATACTAAAGAATAACGGTAAGTATCCTGGTAATGAACACATTGGAGCATTTGGTTTAGATAGTTACGATATATCAGGAACAGTTGACGGCAAAGGTTCTAATGGAGCTTTACACGGTTTAACTAAGTTTTCAATGGAAGATGCGCCGCCTAACCACTTCTTTTTAGAATATATATCAAGGCCACAAACAGCTGAAATATTCTTTGAAGATGTATTAATGGCTATGGTATTTTATGGTATGCCTATACTTGCTGAAAACAATAAACCTAGGTTTTTGTACTATTTAAAACGAAGAGGTTACAGAGGTTATTCTATGAATCGTCCTGATAAAGTATGGAATAAACTATCAACTACTGAAAAAGAAATAGGTGGAATACCTAATACAAGTGAAGACATTAAGCAAGCACACGCTGCTGCTATAGAATCTTATATAGAAAACTATGTAGGATTAAGAGAAGATGGTTACGGTGATATGTACCATCAAAAGACATTAGAAGACTGGGCTAAGTTTAATATTAATAATAGAACAAAGCACGATGCTTCGATAAGCTCAGGTTTAGCCATTATGGCTTGTAATAAAAATAGATACACACCTGTTAATAAAAGACAGATAAAAACCGTAGCTTTAGGTATTAAAAGATATGATAACACGGGTTATAATTCAAAAATAAAATAGATGATAAATACTAATTACAATAGTTCTTTTCCAGATCAGGTTGTACCAGATGTAGAAAAAGCTTCTTATGAGTACGGCTTACAAGTAGGTAGAGCTATTGAATCTGAGTGGTTTAGAAATGATAGAGGTTGGTACGATAGATTTAATACGAACTATAATAATTTCCATAGACTAAGATTATATGCTAGAGGAGAACAATCTATTCAAAAGTATAAAGACGAATTATCTATTAATGGTGACTTATCTTATTTAAACTTAGACTGGAAGCCCGTGCCAGTTATACCTAAGTTTGTAGATATTGTTGTAAATGGTATGTCTCAAAGATCTTATGATATTAAAGCTTATGCTCAAGATCCTGAGTCAATAATGAAAAGAACTGCTTATGCTGAAGCTCTACAGAGAGATATGATGCAGAAAGATCTTATCAACCAGATACAGCAAATGACAGGTCTTGATGTTTCTAAATCACAAGGTAAAGGTTTAGAGATGGAAAGTGAAGAAGATTTACAGCTTCATATGCAAATGGATTACAAAGAATCTATTGAAGTAGCTGAAGAAGAAGTCATTAACAATATATTAGCTAATAATAAATATGATTTAACTAGAAGAAGATTAAATCAAGATTTAACTATATTAGGTATTGCAGCTACTAAAACTTGTTTTAACAGGTCAGAAGGCGTTACAGTTGATTATGTAGATCCAGCAAGTTTAGTTTATTCATATACTGAAGATCCTAACTTTGAAGATTTATATTATGTAGGTGAAGTAAAACCTATTAGTTTAGCAGAACTTAAAAAGCAGTTTCCTGAATTAACACCTAGTGAACTAGAGGAAATACAAAAGTATCCAGGTAATCAAAACTATACTAGAAACTGGAGTGGTCGTTATGATGATGATACAGTACAAGTATTATATTTTGAATACAAAACTTTTACTAACCAAGTATTTAAAATAAAGCAAACTGCATCAGGACTTGAAAAAGCATTAGAAAAACAAGATACATTTATAGAAGCACCAGATGGTGATAACTTTAAAAAAGCATATAGATCAATTGAAGTATTATACTCAGGAGCTAAAATACTAGGGCACGAGAAAATGTTAAGATGGCAAATGGCTGAAAATATGACAAGACCGTTTGCTGACACTGTTAAAGTTAATATGAACTATAACATCGTAGCTCCTAGATTATACAAAGGCCGTATAGAATCAATTGTAAGCAGAATAACTGGTTTTGCTGATATGATACAGCTAACGCATTTAAAACTGCAACAGGTGATGTCTAGGATAGTGCCTGATGGTGTTTATATGGACATAGATGGTTTAGCAGAAGTAGATTTAGGCAATGGTACTAATTATAATCCAGCTGAAGCATTAAACATGTATTTCCAGACTGGTAGTATAGTTGGTAGATCAATGACTCAAGATGGTGGTATGAATCCAGGTAAAGTTCCAATACAAGAACTTGCTACATCAAATGGTATGGGTAAAATACAGTCCTTGATACAAACTTATGAGTACTATCTTAAAATGATTAGAGATGTGACCGGACTTAATGAAGCTAGAGATGGTACATTACCAGACAAGCAGTCATTAGTTGGTTTACAAAAACTTGCTGCTGCTAATTCAAATGTAGCTACAAGACATGTATTGCAAGCTAGTTTATATTTAACTCTTAGAACTTGTGAAAATATATCATTAAGAGTAGCTGATGCTTTAATGTTCCCAATGACTAAACAGTCTTTAATGTCTAGTATATCTAGATATAATGTTGGCACATTAGAAGAGTTATCTAAATTAAATATGCATGACTTTGGTATATTCTTAGAATTAGAGCCAGATGAAGAGCAAAAACAAGTATTAGAAAATAATATACAAATAGCTTTACAAGCTGGACAAATAGATCTTGAAGATGCTATTGACATTAGAGAAGTTGCTAATTTAAAGTTAGCTAATCAAATGTTGAAAAAGCGTAGAAAAGATAAAGCGGCTAGAGACCAACAAGCACAACAAGCCAATATACAAGCTCAAGCACAGTCTAACGCACAGCTAGCAGAACAAACAGCTATGGCAGAAGCTAACAAGCAGCAGATATTGACCGAGCAAAAGATGCAACTTGAAAAAGCTAAATCTGATTTTGAAGTACAAAAGATGGAGAGAGAAGCACAAATTAAACAACAGTTAATGGAACTAGAGTTTAATTATAATATGCAACTTACCCAAGCTCAAGGACAAGCTAGAAAACAACAAGAAGAATTTAAGGAAGATCGTAAAGACGAACGAACTAAAATACAAGCAACGCAACAATCTGAGTTAATAGATCAAAGAAAAAATGATTTATTACCGAAGAACTTTGAATCCGCTGGTAATGATACTATGGGTGGATTTGGCTTAGAGCAATTTGCTCCTAAGTAATTTTATATTAACTATTATATTATATTATGTCAGAAAAAGTAAAAGAGGAAGGTTCTTTTAAAATAAAAAAGAAACCAGGTAGACCTAAAAAACTTACCAACAAAGGAGAAACAATAAAAGTAGATTTATCTAAAAAAGAAGAAAAAGTAGAAGATGCCGTTCAAAAGCAAACAACAGATGAAGTACTTGTTCGCGACGAACCCAAAGCTAGCGAAGAAGTTTCTAAAGAAAACATCGAAGAAACAACTGAAAAACCTACCGAAGAAAGCAAAGAAGAAAAAGTAATTCCAATACAAGAGATTACTGAAGAACCTAAGGTAGAAGAAAAAGAAGAGCCAGTTATGGAAACTGCTCCAAAGCCAGCTAAGCCAGAAATTAACTTACCTGAAAATGTAGAAAAGTTAGTTAAGTTTATGGAAGAAACAGGTGGCACAGTTGAAGACTACGTTAGATTAAATGCTGATTATAGCAACGTAGATGACAATACTTTAATTAGAGAATACTACAAACAGACTAAACCACACTTAGACATGGAAGAGGTTAACTTCTTATTAGAAGATAACTTTTCATTTGACGAAGATGTGGATGAAGAGCGAGATATAAAGAAAAAGAAACTTGCCTTCAAAGAAGAAATTGCTAAAGCCCGTAAATTTTTAGAGGACACTAAGAGTAAATATTACGACGAAATCAAGTTGAGACCCGGCGTAACTCAAGACCAACAAAAGGCTATGGACTTTTTCAATAGATACAACGAAGAACAGAAAATGGTTCAAGATCAACACAAGAGGTTCCAAAGTAATACTAAAAGCTTCTTTAACCAAGAATTCAAAGGTTTTGACTTCAACATTGGTGAAAAGAAATTTAGATATGGAGTTTCGGATACTGACGGTGTTGCTAACACCCAATCTGATCTAACTAATTTTGTTGGGAAGTTCCTAAATGAAAAAGGTGAAGTAAAAGATTATGCTGGTTACCACAAAGCCATTTATGCTGCTGAAAACGCTGATACAATAGCTAATCATTTCTACGAGCAAGGCAAAGCCGATGCTGTAAAAGATATGATGGCTAAATCTAAAAATGTAAGTAACGAACCTAGAGTAACATCTACAGGTGATGTATTTATTAATGGATTAAGAGTAAAAGCAATTAGTGGCGTAGATAGTTCTAAGTTAAAAATAAAAACAAAACAAAAATAAAACTTAAAACTAAAATAAAATGGGATTAGACATTTCCAATGCTCCCGGACTAATACCTCATCAAAAGAAACAAGCGTTAGATACTAACTACTTGTCTTTTAATGGAGGTGCTGGTACTGGTGATAGCGATACTTTTGCTCAACAATACTTACCTGAGTTATACGAAGCAGAAGTAGAGAGATTTGGTAACAGAACGTTACAAGGTTTCTTAAGAATGGTTGGCGCTGAAATGCCAATGACATCAGATCAAGTAATTTGGTCTGAACAAAATAGATTACACGTTTCTTATGACGGTTGTCAAATAAAAGACGGAACATCTATTAACGTACCTGTAGAAGCTGGAAAAGAAGCTGCTATTAGAGTAGGTCAAACTATGGTTGTTTCTGATGGTTTAAACAGTGTTAAAGTTAGAGTTACAGACATAGGTCTTGCTACTGGTTCTCCAAGAGTTGCTGATGTTTCTGTTCAAGCTTACAAATTCGCTGATTTAATTACAGGAACAGGTTTAGCTGATGAACAAACAGGTATTAAAGTATTTGTTTATGGTTCTGAATTTGATAAAGGAACTTCAGGAATGGACTCTGGTACTGTCACTTCAGGAGTTAGAGCTATTCAACCTGATTTCACTCAATTTTCAAACAAGCCAATTATACTAAAGGACATGTATCAGGTTTCAGGATCTGACGCTGCTCAAATTGGATGGGTTGAAGTTGCTACTGAAGATGGTACTTCTGGATACTTATGGTATTTAAAAGCTGAGTCTGAAACAAGATTACGTTTTGAAGACTACTTAGAAATGAGTATGGTTGAAGCTGAGAAAAAAGGAGCAAACACTAATTTATCTGTTGAAGGTTCTGAAGGTTTATTTGCGGCTATTGAGGCAAGAGGAAATATCTACAACGACTTTGCTGGTGCTGCTGCTCCAGGATCTGGCGCTTTAGGTGATTTTGATGCTATTCTTAAACAATTAGATTCTCAAGGAGCTATTGAAGAAAATATGTTATTTTTATCAAGAGCTACTGCTTTAGATTTTGATGACATGATTGCTGCTCAAGCTGGTGGAGGCTATGCTTCTACTGCTAATGCTTCTTATGGTTTATTTAACAACGAAGAAGATATGGCGCTTAACTTTGGATTTTCTGGTTTTAGAAGAGGTTCTTATGATTTCTACAAAACTGATTGGAAATATCTAAATGATGCATCTACAAGAGGTTTAACTGGAGATATTGATGGTGTTATGATTCCTGCTGGAACATCTACTGTTTATGATCAAATGTTAGGTCAAAATATCAGACGTCCTTTCTTACATGTAAGGTATAGAGCTTCTGAAGCAGATGATAGAAGAATGAAGTCTTGGGTTACTGGCTCAGTAGGTGGAGCTTACACTTCTTCTTTAGATGCAATGCAAGTACATTTCTTATCTGAAAGATGTCTTTGTGTACAAGGTGCAAATAACTTCGTGTTATTTAAGTCTACTATATAATTATTAACATTTTAAAGATTAGAAATTATGGGATACGTAAAAGTAAAAAAAGCTGCAGGCGCATTTGATGTAGTATGTGCAGAAAATGTAGGTATGATTAAGTTAAATGGTTCTGGAAACTCAGCAACTATTAGAATTACTTATATTGGAGCTTCTACTGGTACTGACTTACTTGAGCTTACTTCTACTAATAGTGGAAGTGCTGGAGGAGGCTTTACTCAAGCAGATGTTCAAGCTGTTAATGAAGCTGTTGGTTTAATTGGTGGTGGTTCAGGTATGATAGACGTAAGTCTTTCAAACACCTTAGCTAGTTCAACATTAGGCTAATAACAAAATAATAAGATCCCGCTCGGCGGGGTCTTTTTTAATTATTATATTATATTATATTATGGAAACAAAAGAAAAAAAGACTGCAGCTAAACCTGTAGCGAAAGAAATTAAAAAAGATACTTGGGAAATAAAAGATAGATATTATCATTTATTAAATGACAAGTCACCTTTAACATTTAGAATTAATTCAAAACACTCTGCTAGAAAACCTTTGATGTACTTTGACGAAGAAAAAGGTTATAATAGAGAATTAAGATATGCAACTAATATGAAAAGTCCGTTTGTTGATGAACAAACTGGATCTGCGACATTAGGTCATATTGTTTTTGAAGATGGCGTGTTAATGGTTCCTAAATCTGACGTAGCTTTACAAAAAATGCTTTCATTATATCATCCTAACAGAAATAAACTATATTCTGAAAAAGATGATGTACAAGAAGCAACTGATGACTTAGATTATTTAGAATTAGAAATAGAAGCATTAAATGCTGCTATGACTATGGATATTGATCAAGCAGAAGCAATACTTAGAGTGGAGCAAGGTTCTAGCGTGTCTAAAATGAGTTCTAAAGAACTTAAAAGAGATTTAATGTTATTTGCTAGATCAAATCCTAGTTTGTTTATAGAGTTAGCAAATGATGAAAATGTAGAATTAAGAAACTTTGGTATTAAAGCTGTTGAAACTAAAATACTAGGTTTGTCTCAAGATCAAAGAACATTTACTTGGGCTAGTAATGGTAGAAAACTTATGAACGTTCCTTTTGATGAAAACCCATATTCAGCTTTAGCTGCATGGTTTAAAACTGATGAAGGCGTAGAGGTTTATAAATCTATCCAGAAAAAGTTAAAATAACAAGTGATTATAATTACAAGGGGCTACATTAGTAGCCTCTTTTTAAAATATTAAAAATGGCAATAAGCGTAGATACTGTATATAAAACTGTATTACTTATTTTAAATAAAGAACAAAGGGGTTATATGACACCTGATGAATTTAATAAAATAGGTAGCCAAGTACAAAGAGAAATATTTGAGGCTTACTTTGAAGACTTAAATCAACAGCTACGTATACCGCAATCTGATGTAGAATATTCAGATAGAGTTGCTATTACAGATGAAAAAATTGCAGAATTTAAAACTGAAAACGACCAAACAATAGCTGAAAAAACTATTGGTGGTGCAAATCCTTTCACAACTCCTTCTGAGTTATATAGATTAGGTTCAATCACTTATGAACCAAACGCTAGCACATATAAAGAAATACAAAGAGTAGGTAGAGCTGAAATATATAATATTAGAAAAGCTCCTTTAACTGCACCTACGACAAGCTTTCCAATATATTTATACGAAGATAATAAAGCTTTAGTTTATCCTGAAACAATAGTTGATCCAGCTCATATTAAAATGCAATATGTAAAAAAACCTACTGATGTTAGATGGGGTTATTATTCAGGAAGCTTAGGACAGCTAGTTCACGATACAACTGTTTTTGGGCCAAACTTGTTAAACACAGGAACTGGAACTTTAACGTCTAGTATAACTAGCAACCCTACAGATGCTACTAATGGCATTTATACTGGTAAGCCTGGTACAACAGCTGGCTTTACAACAAGCGGTAGTGGAACTGGATTAGATATAACTGTTACAATATCAGGCAACACAGCAACAACAGTAACAATAAATACAGCTGGAACAGGTTTTCAAGTAGGTGATACAATAACAATAGGAGACACTGTTATAGGTGGTACAACTGGCAACTTAATAATAACATTAACCGCTGCAAACTTTAATTCAGGTAGTACGTATGGAACTACAAACTTTGAATTACACAACTCTGAAAGAACTGAAGTAATATTAAAAATGTTATTGTACCAAGGCGTTGTAATAAGAGATCCACAAATTATACAAGTTGCTGCACAAAAAGTACAACAAGAAGAAGTAAACGAAAAATCATAATAAATGGGACTTATAACAGAAACTAATGCTGAATATTACACCGGAAATAATTACGGTAGCTACATATATATAAGTCTAGATGATATTATAAATAACTTTATAGTAGCATATGTTGGAGCTGGTAAACTAATTCCATCAGCTAAAAGAACTGATATAATGTTTCATGCTAAAAGAGGTTTGCAAGAGTTTAGTTATGATACTTTAAAAGTTATTAAATCTCAAGAACTAACTATACCACCTAGTTTGTCTATAATTATACCACAAGATTATGTAAACTATGTTAAATGCTCTTGGGTAGACGATGCTGGCGCTAAGCATATTATATACCCAACTAGAGTTACTTCTAATCCAACTGAACTTCCAATACAGGATAATGCTGGTGAACCTACTCAAGATCAAACAGGTGCTAACTTACTTTCACAGCAATCATTAACTGAAGAAAGGTGGAAAAATAGATCTTTAACAACTGACTTACAACCTGACGATTACAGAATACCTAAAAGAGATTTTTTATTAGGTCAAAGATATGGATTACAACCTGAAGAAGCTCAAGTAAATGGTATGTTTACTATAAACGAAAGAACAGGTACATTTTCTTTTTCAAGCGATTTAGCAGGTAAATTAATAATATTAGAATATATATCTGATGGTTTAGCAGTTGACTTAGATATGAAACTACCTAAAATGGCTGAGCAAGCAATGTATATGCATATAGCTTATTCTATATTATCAGGCAGAGCAGGCGTTCCAGAATATATAGTAAATAGATTTAAAAGAGATCGTTCTAGCGCTCTTAGAAACGCTAAAATACGTTTAAGCAATATAAAGATAGAAGAGATAGCTCAAGTGTTTAGAAACAAATCTAAATGGATTAAACATTAAGTATGCCAGAAATTAAAAATACTTTTCTAAAGTCTAAGATGAATAAAACCTTAGACTCTAGACTTATACCAAATGGTGAATATAGAGATGCTCAGAATGTTAGTATTAGCAGATCTGAAGGTTCTGACGTAGGTGCTTTAGAAAATGTATTAGGTAATACTCAATTAACTAATTTAAAAGTAGATATAGCTGCTTTAGAAAGACAAAAAGTTAAAGATATATACCAGGTAGATTTAAGACCTGCTGAGCTGCAATTACCAAGCTTAGAAATAATTGGTTATTATACTGACACTACAACTGATAAAATATTTTTGTTTTTAACTGATTATAGAGATTCGTCAAGTAATAGAATTAGTAACTTTGCTCCAGCTGATCTAGTTGATAGCACTACTAATCCTAAAACTTTTATATATAAAGGAGCTGGTTGTTATATAGTTGAATACAACGTATTAACTAACGAGAAAAGAGTTTTAGTAGCTGGAAACTTTCTTAACTTTTCTAAAACACATGAAATAATAAACATAAGTTTGTTAGAAAATTTATTATTTTGGACTGATAATAGAAACCAACCAAGAAAAATAAATATACAAAGAGCTTTTGACAATAGCTATGAGTTTTCTGGAGCTAATAACCCTTACTATTATAGCGAAGACCATATTTCAGTTGCTAAATTTGCGCCTGTAGTACCTTTTGGCTTTTTAGATTCTTCTGATAATAGTACATTAATATCTAACTCTGAAGAATATTTACCAGCTCATATAATAACTACAGCTAGTTCTTATGAGTTAAATAACCCAGGAGTTTTAATATTAAATGGAACTTACACTACGCCTTCTACTGTTTCAGATAATTTTGATTTATTTGGTAATGTTAATAACGGTGATTTAGTTACAATAGACGACTCAGACCAAGGTTATATAGCTTCTTCAGTTGCTGCACAATCAGTAACTATACAATCAGGATTAAGTCTTGGAGCAGCCCCTTATAAAATTAAAATACAAAGACGTAACCCAGATTACGATGTTAATTATAAAGGAGATACTAGATTGTTGAAAGATAAGTTTTCTAAGTTTAGCTATAGATTTAAATATGATGATGGAGAATATTCTTTAATGGCTCCATTTACCCAAGCTGCATTTGTACCTAAACAATTTGGTTATTTTATAGATAATGACGAAAATATAACGCTGCAATCAGGTAATGTTAAGTTTATGGAAAACAGAGTTGACCAAGTGAAACTTAATACTACTTTACCTTATAGAGGAGACTTACTTAAAGATAAATTAAAAGTACAAGAAATACAAATACTAGTAAAAAACTCTGACGAACAAGCTGTTAGAGTTGTAGAAGATGTTGATATTTCAAACTTAAGCAATACAACTAATTACGAATATAATTATTTATCTACAAAAGCTGTTAAAACTTTACCAGAAGCAGAACTAATAAGAGTACATGACAGAGTACCTGTTAGAGCTTTGACTCAAGAAGTTGTAAGTAATAGGGTTATATATGGTAATTTTTTAGACAAGCACAGTTCTCCAGATAGTCTGAAATATGACTTAATATATAATGAAAAAACTTATCCATCTGGATCTTCTGATAACGACGAAGCTAATAGAGATTTAACTGTTGAGTTTCCCAACCATACTTTAAAACAAAATAGAAGTTATCAAGTTGGCGTGGTATTAGTTGATAGATATGGTAGAGCTTCTAACGTTTTATTAAACAGCGAAAATAGTGTTACTTCTGGTAATAAAAATTCAACAATACATGCTCCATATAGTAACTTTGGATCAGATAGCGTTAGCTTCTGGGGCAACTATATAGAATTTACATTAAGAGGTGAAGTACCTAGTAGCTTACCAAAGGAAGGTTATCCAGGTTTATGGTCTGAAACAAATCCTTTAGGTTATTATAGTTATAGAATAGTTGTTAAACAACAAGAGCAAGATTATTACAATGTTTATACTCCAGGCGCTTTAGCTGGTGAGTTAATATGGGATACTAAAGTAGCAAATTACTCTAGCTTATCCGTAGGTTACGTTTGTACTACTATAAATGATTATTTACCAACTTTTCATAGCAATAATAGAATAACTTTATTAAACTTATTTGGAGACAATATAAATAAAATACCAAGAGAGCTTAAAGAAGTAAATGGTAATGACACTACTTTTGATAGTAGAGTTTTACTATATAATAGAGTTAATCCTATATATTCTAGTGTTAGTGGATCTTACAACACTCAATCAGAAGTAAGCAAGCAAGGTGAAAAAGTAGTTTCCATTGAGCCTTTTAAAGAATTAGGAAACTGGACGACTACAAAAGGTGTTCTTTTCCCTTATAGTGATCCGGATAAAAAACATGATATTCCTCAACCTTTTTACCCTTATTTTGTTACAGAATTAGGTGGTGGTGGTGCTAGTGATTTTGAATATAATTTTTATGACTTGTTTTTTAATGCTTCTGCAAATCCTTTTATAGCTAAAATAGAAACTGATTTCAAAATAGGAGCTACTCCAGAATACACAAATAGCATTATCAACCTTCCTGACAGTTCCGGCGTTAACGTTGCTAAACAAAAAATAGAAAGAGCTTGGCAAGATTTAGGCGTTTTTGAAACTGAACCTACAAGATCAGCTTTAGACATATACTGGGAAACATCGACATCTGGATTAATATCAGATTTAAATAATGAAGTCGTTTCTACTACACCAACAGGAGTAGAAGATACGGCTGGTAATAATACTCCGCAAGGCCAAAATATACAATATATACACACTGAAGCAAATACTGGTGTATCTAATGCTACTTTATTTTTTGAATTAGTTGATGCTAGTGGAGTTAAATTAACTACTAACTCAACTTTAACAATTGATAGCGTGGTTGATGGGACTAATGCTGACAGATCTAGCGAGTTTCAAATACTAACTGATAACTCTGGTAGTGTTACTAAATATAAAATACAAACTAATTCTGAATTTGTATTTAACTCTAATGCTAGTGTAAATGAAAACTATACTTTTAACTTATTAGCTACAGATACTTCAGCATCTCCTAATCCTTTATATACTAATGCTCCTATACAATTAAGAAATTGTCAATTACAAAATATAGCACCTAGCTTTATTAATCAACCACCTACATCTCCAATTAGAGTAGATAAAGGTCAAGACTTATTTACTATGACAGCTGATAGCTTTTTAAATGGCTCTGCTGATGCTAATAGAAATAAAGAACAGCTTTTTATAACCGTTGTAAACGCAACTACAGAAGCTTTATATCCGGAAATATATGTAACTCCAAACACTGGATCTGGACAAGATAGAATTATACAATCTACACCACAAGCAGTAGATGGCAATTATAAGTTAAAACTAACAGATGCTAACGGCAACGGTTTAAGTACTTTATCTAACAGTTTTAATGTAATATTCAACGTATAACAAGTGACTATATAAATATGGCTAAAATAAAATTCTTCAATGCTTTTGTACTTAAAAAGAATATTAACGCTGCAACTAGTGGTTTAGCTGAATATGCACCTGTATTTCCTG